AAGAACCTGGAGGAGCAGACCTTACAGGAGAACCAGTTGATTTTGAAGAACCAGGAGAAGAACCAGAAGCATAATGAACGTTACAGATAAACTATATACAGAATGGGCATGGAGATCTAAGACTGGAACACCCAGTATGGATAACCCAGAAGATAAGGCTATACTAAATAAACTTATCAAAGAATTAACTGAAGAAACTGAAAAAGCCTCAGGTAAGCAGCAATTAATAGACTTGATACAAAGCACTGAATTGTCTGATGATCAAATAGGTAGAATTAGAAAAGGTATAGTAAATATCGGATATAAAGATGATATTTTAAGTAAATTAGCTAACAAAGGATATACAAGTGATAAATTTAGATCTCAAGGAGCTTTGGATGGAATTTTTCAAGGACTGGCTGAAACAGATTTACAGGTTTTATTAAACTATTTAGAGAAACCTAAAAAGTTAGCTGCTCCAAAAGGTAATATACCTAACTTAACAGGTTTAGATTTAGACACAGTAAATAAAATTTTTAGTATAGAACCTGGATTAGATGCTAGAGGCTCAGCTATAGGCCCTGGTGAGTTAGGATTAGGTCTTTTATTTTCAGATGTAGACAACAGAGCTGGAGGAGGAGATTTGAATTGGGGAGGTTCTAATTTAGAAGTTAAAAAAACTGGAGGCAGATTAGGACAGCAAGGAGGTAGAGCATCATCAGTTGATTTATTAGATTATTTAGGTAAATCACTACTTTCTGATAAAGGTAGAGAATCTTTACAAGATGTAAACAATATAGAAAGTATACCCCACAGTATGAAAGCAGTTTATCAAATTGCTAAAAAAGAAAATAAATCAGATAGTGAAATTTTCAATGAAATAGCTAAAGTAGTTAATCAAGTATACTATAATAAAGGGTATACTAATAATTATTTTAACTCAGGAAAAGATCTTTTAGATTTAGCTCAAGCAAAGAAAAATTTGATAAAGATTAATTTACACTCTTATATGGATAAAAATAATATAGGAGCTATGTTGTTCTGGTCCCCTAAATCTGGTAATTATTTAACTTTTAGAAAAGAAGATATAGACAGAATAGTTGATAGTAGAGCTATAGATACTTCTGCATCCGCAGCACCAAAAAATGCATCTTTAGGATATAGATGGAATAATCCATATCCTCAGTTATTTTTTATTTAAAATAAGTTATGGCACAGGACATAAAAAAGATTATTGCACAAGAATATATAAAGTGTGCCAAGAATCCGGCGTACTTTATGAAAAAGTATTGTTATATACAACATCCTACTAGAGGAAGAATTCTATTCAATTTATATCCGTTTCAAGATAAGATTTTACATTTATTTAAGGATCATCAGTATATAATAACTCTGAAGTCTAGGCAGTTAGGTTTATCTACGTTAGCCTCTGCCTATTCTTTATGGTTAATGATATTTCATAAAGATAAAAATATATTAGCTTTAGCAACTACTCAAGCAACAGCAAGAAACTTAGTTACTAAAACTATTTTTATGTATGATCAATTACCTAAGTGGTTAAAGTTAACTGCAGTTGAAAAAAATAAATTATCATTAAGATTAAAAAATGGTTCAAGAATACAAGCTAAATCTTCTTCATCAGATGCAGCAAGATCAGAAGCGGTATCACTACTACTTATAGATGAGGCAGCATTTATAGAAAATATTGAAGAAACATTTACTGCAGCACAACAAACATTAGCTACAGGAGGTCAATGTTTAGCTTTATCAACTCCTAATGGTATTGGTAATTGGTTTCATCAAACATGGGAAAAAGCAGAAAGTGGAGAAAATTCATTTTTACCTATCAAACTACCTTGGACTGTTCATCCTGAAAGAAATCAGCAATGGAGAGATCAACAAGATACTGACCTAGGACCTAGAATGGCAGCACAAGAATGTGACTGTGATTTCTTATCCTCAGGTGCGACTGTATTTGAACCAGATGATTTAATATTCTTCGAACAAACTTATTTAAAAGATCCTTTAGAAAAAAGAGGAGTAGATAGTAACTTATGGGTATGGGAATCTCCTGATTATTCAAAATCATATATGGTAGTAGCTGATGTAGCTAGAGGAGATTCTACAGATTACTCAGCATTTCATATATTTGATGTAGAAACTTGTACTCAAGTAGCAGAATATAAAGGTAAAATATCACCTAAAGATTTCGGTAATGTACTTGTTGGTATAGCTTCTGAATATGCAGATGCATTATTAGTAGTAGAAAATGCTAATATAGGATGGGCTACTATAGAACAGATAATGGAAAGACAGTACAGTAATTTATACTATAGTTCTACAAGTAATATGGAAACTGTAGAATCTTATATGACTAAATACGAAAGAGATAAGTTAGTACCTGGTTTTACTATGTCTATGCGTACTAGACCTTTAGTAGTAGCTAAAATGATAGAGTATATTAGAGATAGATCAGTTACTATACAATCTAAAAGGTTACTGCAAGAAATGAGAGTTTTCATATGGAAAAATGGTAAACCACAAGCTCAATCAAATTATAATGATGATTTAATAATGTCTTGTGCAACTGCGTTATTTGTAAGAGATACTGCCTTAAAACTAAGACAACAAGGATTAGACTTAGCTAGAGCTCAATTATCTTCTTTTAGTAACCTTAATGCTAAAAATAATGCTGTGATAAAAGTTGGAAGTCCGCAAAATAATCCTTATATTATAGATAATGGTCGAGAAAAAGAAGATATTTCTTGGTTATTATAAAATAACTATTTATATATAAAATACTAGTATACAATGGCCGATACTTCACTATTTGGAAGATTAAGAAGATTATTTTCTAATGACGTAATCATTAGGAATGTAGGGGGTCAACAGCTTAAATTAGCTGATGTCAATAAGATACAGACTACCGGAAGGTATCAAACTAATTCATTAGTAGATAGATTTTCACGTCTTTATATCTATAACAATAAAAATATATTTAACCCTAATCTTAATTACCAAACCCTAAGAATACAGCTTTACTCAGATTATGAAGCTATGGATACTGACCCTATAATTGCTTCTACTTTAGACATACTATCAGATGAAGCAACTGTAAAAAACGATCAAGGAGAAGTTTTATCAATCAAATCCTCAGACGAAAATTTACAAAGAGTTCTATATAATCTTTTTTATGATGTATTAAATATAGAATTTAATCTATGGTCTTGGATTAGAGGAATGTGTAAATACGGTGATTATTTCTTAAAATTAGAGATAGCAGAAAAGTTTGGAGTATATAATGTACTCCCTTACACTGTATATCATATGAGTAGACATGAAGGTCAAGATCCTGATAACCCTACTAAAGTTTATTTTAGATTAGATCCTGATGGAATAGCAGCATCTCAAGATCCTAATTATATTCCTAAAAGAAATACAAAAGTATTAGATTTTGATAATTATGAAATAGCTCATTTTAGATTAATATCTGATACTAATTTCTTACCATACGGTAGATCTTATATAGAACCTGCTAGAAAGATTTATAAACAAGTTACATTAATGGAAGATGCGATGTTAATTCATCGTATAATGAGAGCACCTGAAAAGAGAATGTTCTACATTAATGTCGGTTCTATTCCTCCTTCAGAGGTAGATCAGTTTATGCAGAAGACTATCAATAATATGAAAAAAACTCCTTATATAGGAGAAGATGGTCAATATAACCTTAAGTTTAATATGCAAAATATGATGGAAGATTTCTACCTACCTGTTAGAGGAGGAGATCAATCAACCAGAATAGAGACTACTAAAGGTTTAGATTACGATGGTACTGGTGACGTTCAGTATCTACAAAATAAGTTATTTGCTTCACTTAAAGTACCTAAAGCGTATTTTGGATTCGAAGGAGATTTATCTGGAAAAGCTACTTTAGCTGCAGAAGATATAAGATTTGCAAGAACAGTAGAAAGAATACAGAAAATAGTTGAATCTGAATTAACTAAGATTGCTTTAGTACATTTATATACACAAGGTTTTACAGGAGAAAGTTTAACTAACTTTGAGATTAGCTTAACTACTCCGTCTATTATATTTGAACAGGAAAAAGTAGCATTACTAAAAGAAAAAGTAGATTTAGCTAATCAAATGAAAGATAGTAAATTATTTTCATCTGACTATATTTACGAAAGCATATTTAATCTATCAGAAGATCAATATAACGAAATGAGAGAGTTAGTTAGAGAAGATAGTAAGAGAATCTTTAGAATAGCTCAAATAGAAGGAGAAGGTAATGATCCATCTAAATCAGGTAGATCTTACGGTACTCCACACGACTTAGCTTCAATGTACGGTAGAAGAGCTACTTCTACTGAAAAAGGAGGAGCACCTGGTGAAGTTCCATTAGGATACGAAGAAATACCTTCACATGGAGAACCTGGACCGGAAGGAGGAAGACCTAAAGAAAAATTCTCAGTTTACGGCACAAATGATGATCCAATGGGAGGTAGAGATAGATTAGGACAACAAGGAATGAAAGGTGGATTTCCTAGTGATAATGAATATGTAAATGAAAATTTAACTACCCAAGCAGTATACCATAAGAACAAAGAGTCCTTGGATGCCTTAAAAGACATGGTTTTTGATAAAAAATCAAAGAAAGAGGCAAAAATGATGAAAGAAGATAATATCAAGGATTTGGGTAATTAATACATATTTATAATAGTAAACGTATATAATGAAGATAAAACACTCAAAGTACAGGAATACTGGATTGATATTTGAGCTATTAGTTAAACAAATAGCCTCGGATACTTTATCAAATAAAGAGTCTGCTGCTATATCTATACTTAAAAAGTTTTTTACAGGTAATGATTCATTAGTAAAAGAATTTAAATTATACGAATTCATTACTAAGAACAAGAATGTTAATCAAGGTAAAGCAGAAGCAATACTTTCTACTATTACAGAGATTTCTAGAAAACTTAATCAGAAAGTACTTAAAAATAAAAAATACGAACTTATATCGGAAATTAAAAAGAACTATGATGTTGAAGAATTTTTTGGTATTCAAGTTCCTAATTATAAACCTTTAGCTGCTCTATATTGTTTATTAGAGGCTCAAAATAATACATTATTAGTTGATCCTCAATTTTTAGTAGATAATAAATCTACTTTATTAGAACACCTAACATCAGCACCACAAGTTGATAAAGAAGTAAGAGATACTTTAATTGAAGAATATTCTAGCTACGATAAAGATTTAAAACTTTTAACTTTTAAAATCTTATTAGAAAAATTCAACGATAACTATAAAGAATTACTTCCTGAACAAAGAAATATTCTAAAAGAGTTTATTACTGCAGTTGATTCTACACCTAGATTAAAAAATCTAGTAAATGAAGAATTAGGTAAAATAGCTAAAGAAGTTAAAGCTTTAGTTAAAAAAGTAAAAGACCCAGTTGTTTCAATTAAACTAAATGAAGTTTCTAAATCTATTAAACCTATTGGTAAAAGAGATAAAGTAACAGATAATCATTTAGTAAATATTATGCAATATTACGATTTAGTTAACGAACTAAAAAGTTTGTAATGAAACTTAGTAGGTTAAGAGAGCTAGTTAAAGAAGTATTGCAAGAATATGAATTAGAAGAAGCTAATACTACTAATGTAGGAGGAGCTACTTTTACTCCTGGAGATGGAGCCCAATATGCAACACCATATGCATTTGGAAAAAAAGAATCTCCAAGAGCAGTAAAGACATTAACGAAACAAGGATATACAAAAGTTAAGAAAAAAAAACGACCATACGCAACTAAACTATACGACTATTTATAGCATATGAGAACAGTAACAGTAACCGAAAAATATAGAGCCGTTCAAGAAGGTAGAATGGCTAAAAGTGTATTCTTGCAACACATGAAGAGAGAATACCCATTTTATATATCACAATTTGATAGTTTTGACTCATCCGTATCTATTCTAAAGAATAAAGGTATGTTGTTTGAAGCTAAAGAAAATGATGTATATGCAGATTCTAATAAATTTTCTGATGAAGGTCTAAGAAGAGGAACAGATGCAGAATTAGAAAAAATGGGCATTGACTCTGCAGGAGTTGTTAAAGAAGAAGAGTTAGAAAAAGCTAAAAATATAGCATTAAAAAATCTTAAAAAAGATCCTTTACACTATCTTAATTTACTTTCAGGTGATTCTAAAAAAGTAGATAAACACGATAATTACGTAGAGTATAAAAAAGGAAATGATAAAGATGTTTATAATGGTATGAAAAAAGCTGAGTTAAAAGAAGAAGTATCTGAAGCAGATGCTATTCCAACAGAACCAGGCATACCAGGAGAAAGAGCTTCTAACCATAATAGAAAAATGGCTTTAAGAAAAGTTATAGATATTTTAACTAAAGATGGTCATCCAGAAAAAGATTATAAAGTATCTAATGATGAAGCACTAAGCTTCATTAGAACTTATAAAGACGAAATTTTTGATGGTACTATAGACTTTAATAGTGCAGAAGCTGTTTGGGATGAATACGAAGAAAGTGAAAGCGTCGATAGAGATGATGTAGGAGAAGGAGGTAATATAGAACATAACTGTGCTAATCATGTAATGCATGAAAAATATGGTGCTGGTATATGTTTAGAGGGTAAACATACTTTATTAGAAGATGGTACTGTAACTCATTATGATGTATTTTTTAAAGAGGGAAGCCAAACAGTAGAAAATATACCAGTAAACGAATTAAACATATTAACTTCATCTCATCACGGTCATAAAAGAAATAAAAAGAAGAATGAAGAAGTAGAAGAGCAGATGACTGATCAGCAAATGAAAGATATTCAAAACTACGGTAAAGCTGATAGTATAGTTAAACCTTTCAAACCAGGAGATATGTGGTCAAATGACTTTGATTATGAGGGTATGTTAGAAGCTGGTTTAAAAGTAAGATTAAATACTCCTTTAGAAACTATGCAAGCACTTTACGGTTCATTTGAAGATGTAAATTATCATAGTGAAAATAAACATTTAGGTGCTGCAATTGATGCTAAGGAAGAAGGTGATAAATCTGAAGCTTTAGATCATTTAAGAAATTTTAGAAAAGCAGTAAAAGAAACTTTATTAAATTTAAATGAAGGAGGTAACCCATTAAGAGATGTAGAAGAAGTGATGGGGTATAATAGAAGAGGAGAGAAAGAAGAAGAACCTAGACCAAGTAACTATACTAAAGTATCTGAAAAGAGAATAAGAGTAAGGAAAGAAGGTCTAGATGCAGATTTTGCTCCTTCTCCTAACTCTGATGTAATGGATGCTAATGCTGAAGAGTATGATGTTGCTACAG